TCTACATTTTCTTCACCAACAAAATCAGCTATAATAGCGCGATTCTCAATTGGAGAACCTAACGCATTGCGAAAATCAGTTGCACTATATGCTTGTCCGTTATCACGCACAGTTGGCTCAACTCCAGTAACCGGAATCAATTCGACTCCTTTTTTAATATACTTTTCAGAGCCTGTCCAACGTTTACAATCACCACCCTTATTACTGCATCCTAATGCTACTTTATCGCCAACATTGACAGGTCCATCTTCACCAATATACTCATATGCTGCTGTCAAGGGTGAAGCATGTGGCGATATTCTAATATCGACATTATTCATTCCAGCAGTTAAAATTTTCCATATGGCTTCAGAGTCTGCAGCAGTAATTTCTCTACCATTTGGTAACTTTCTACCACTTTTAGTTGGTTTAGATATTAGTACAATAACCTCATCAGCAATATTAGCATATGCGCGGACCATATCTAAGTGCCCCTTGTGAGGTGGTTTAAACGCGCCCGGGACAATTGCAATAGTTTTAGGATAGTCTCCATCAACAACCGGATCATCATCCTCGTCGCCTATATCAAATTCATCTTCTTGTTCATTAATTTCGCCTGAGAACTTGTCTCCTTTATCCACAGCAAAATTAGCTCTACTAAATTCTAAGCGGTCTACGAACTTAATTCCGTTACCTCTGTGGTCAACTGCTACGTAACCTTCAGGATTACTAGCGACTAAATCACCCGACCCATCATCAACAAAATGTTTTGTGTTATAAACAGCATTGTTGTATTTTTGAATAAAAATGTTTTTGGCTTCAAACAATAATCGACTTACCTTAAAAATATTAAGGATATCATCTTTTCTTTGTGAAAAAGATTGTAAAGTTTGTTGAGCGTTTTGTGTTGCTTTCTGTTTACCTTTATCACTCTTTAATTTGTTTATTTTATTTTGAACTCTTCCAGAATACCAATTATTAAATCCATTGAACGACTTTTCAGGGTCATTTAAGAAACTACCAGCTTTTATTTCACTATTGATGTAAATGTTTAATAATGAAAATGGTAAATCATCATAATTTATTTGACCGTTTACATCATCAGCCTCTTTAACTAGTCTAATAATTTCGGCCTCTTCATCATCTGTAAGAGTTACAATACCAGTATCATCGGTAAAGAATGCGTCGTCAAACCAGACACCCGGTGCTCGACGTAACCCTGAGATATCTGCACCAAAACTAGCCCCACTGTCTAAGCTATCATAAGTTGTATGAAATACAATTCCAAATTTAGCTTGCTCTATTTGTCTACCAAGATCAGAGTCAACAGGCACGGCATATACGATAGTATTTGGTTTAAATTTATAGTGCGGCTCACCATCAATATTAGCAGTGCTAATCATTTCATCATCAAACATAAAGTCACCCTGTAGGATATTTTTTATGTTTAGCGCTGGAAGATACTGTAGTGCCTTAGTGAGTTTGTCCACAAGGCCCGGGGCATGTCCGTGATTCTTGACAATATCATCTTTTGTATAATTAATTTTTGGAACTTTATTAAAGATCGATTTAGTGCCAACAAAGAATTTACCGTTCTCAGGATTAATACCAGCAAATATAGCAGGCGCTCCGTCCCATTTGACGGACGTTTGAATCTTAGAGGAGGTATTACCCTTTAAAGACTTTAAAAGCTCTAGAAGGAAGGTTCTAGCCTTTTTATAGCCCTCTGGGCCTTGCGTCAAGACTAACTCTTCCAAATGGGTAAGGTGAGTGTTAGCTTTAGCCATTATTGTTCCTCAATATTAGATTCTTCAATAATTGTTAATTTTTCTTGGAGGACACCAATGTCATTTTGCATTTTGCGTGCAAATCTCTTAACTTCGCGTAAATGTTGCCTAGCTAACTGCATTCTACGTTTTTCAGTTAGTGTTCTTGGTTTTAGATTGGAAATAATTTCTTGGAGACCTTGAATATAGGTAAAGATAGTCTTTTCATCTACACTCTCGTTTAAGAAATCTCTCCACGCTTTGTCTAATGACATTGGTTGTTCCTCTTTTGAATATAATAACAATAATTTTTTAATAAATCTGTTGCGACTTTTTTTAAGTTCAACTTTTATATTTGTTGGACATTAATTTAGTCTCGTAAATGTTTGCGAAGAACAGCAGCAATAGCTTCCTTCAACTCTTGTTGTGAATCTGACTCTTCTACTTTATCGTCCTTATCCGGATCTTCAGCTTCTTCCATTGTGTCGGCGTCATCGTGGTCTTCACCTTCTTCCATCGCCTCATCTTTATCATGGTCTTCACCTTCTTCCATTTTTGCTTTCTCATCATCGTGATCCTCACCTTCTTCCATTTTGGCTTCGTCGTCGTGGTCTTCACCTTCATCGACC